GACAACTGCTCCATCGACATGTTGTGGATCGACATCCCTGAACCTGTCACTGCCTTGAAGGACGCGAAAGGGAACCTCCCTTCGAGCCCGCGTATTGTTGGGGCATCCTCTCTGTTTGCATTTTGGCAGTTGTGGCACAAGGGTGTATTGGCCACTGAAACAAAGGTCATCTTCACTGACATAGACACCAATACTCCTCTGTGGTCTGATTTATCGGTGTACGAAAGTTGTAAATTCGGCTCGATTTTTCTCCTGAATTATGATAGCACAACTTCACCTGGAGTGAAGCCGTCTCAGAAGGGTATGTTGATGAAATGAGGAGGATGTAATGCCAAAAAAGGAAAAAAGAAATGAGAGACATCAGTAGAAAACGCAAACGACCAACTCCCCCTAAACCGAAAATCAAGAAGCAGATACCGAAACCTGTACCCAAGAAACCGATCAGGGATATCCCACCACCTCCTACCGAACCATCACCGTGTCCGATCATAACTGTTGTCGGATATGTCGAGAAGATAGATGTGGGTGAGTGGACAGCAAACATTGGAGCAGAGAATCAACCGATTGTTTATGACGACATCCCGGAGGTAGTGGGGCGTATGAAGGATGCCGTTGCCTGGATCAATGAAGTCTGTGAGGAGAAGAGTTACGAACTCAAGGAGGTAGTGAAAGTATGAAGTCAGTCATAGCTAAGAAACGACCGAAGCAACAAGCCGCGAACAATATGACTTACACGAAGCCACTCAAGCAAGGCAACGCGAAAGCAGCCTTCGGCGGTAAGAAGAAGTAGGTGCAGAAGTATCCTCCAGAGCAGTACCCCAATCTGGCCAAGATGGACGAGAAGGTGAAAACCATCCTTACGTCCAAGGAGGCAAAGGAGTGGGGTGCTGCCCGGAAGGATTACGAAGCTTCTAAGATCCATCCTGTCTATTGGATGGAGAACCATGGACACATCAAAGCTGGTCTCCTCGAAGGAGGTGTCTCTGAAGTCGGCATCATTCCATTCACTCTCAACACAGTCCAACTTCAAATAGCTGACCAGATCTGTGGAAAGCTTTTGTTGAATGAGAGAGTCCAAACAATCATCCTCAAGCATAGGAAAGCTGGGATCTCAACACTGATTGCTGGGTTCGATTATTGGTTCATGCGTTTCATCAGAAATCTCAACGCCTTTCTTATTGCTGACCTTGCATCCCATACTGACAATATCGCAGCTATGGTGATGTTGTTCCAGGAGCGTGATACTTGTGGTCTTGGTTGTGAAGAGGAAGAGTTTCGTCCACCTGAGAGGATTCCTATTCCTGGATCGAAGAAGGGTGTGAAGTTGGGTAACGGTTCGATGATGGAGTTAGACACAGGAGAGAATGCGAATCCAGGAACTTCTGGCACTGTCATTGTATGTCACATGAGTGAGAACGCGAAGTGGAGAGATCCCATCAACTCAGAGACATCTCTCTTGAACTCGATACCCAGAACTGGGTTTGTCTTCATTATCAAGGAGTCAACAGCTTATGGTCTCAACAAGTTCTCTGAGGACTGCGAATTGGCAGAAGGAGGTGAGTCGAGTTGGGACTTCATCTTCTTAACATGGAAAGACGACTCAACTTGTCGGGTATTGCTGTCAGTGGGAGAAACACTCGATCTCAAGGAGAACGAGAAAGAGTTGGTGTTGCAGTATGGGTTGGACAATGAACAGATTAAGTTTCGACGTGAGAAGGTAGGACAGCTTGGATCAGAGCAGAGGTTCAAGCAAGACTTCCCGTTGAACAGCAGGGAGCCTTTTCTGATCACAGGGTCCAACTACTTCGATGTGGCGGCGGTCCATGATCGAATAGATGAGATAGAATTTTATCACGCTTGGAAGAGTAAGGGATGGGATTACGTCGCTTCTCATTTTGCTGAGTTGGTGAGTAAGTATTCCCATCACCCCAGAGGACTGAGAGAAGCTCTCAACAATCTTGAGTCAAGAAACGTGATACCACAGAGAGTCAACGTCTCCATCAACAACGGTAGGGTGACATTCTCTCAAACACAGTTGACCAGAGAGCAGGGAGCGGCGACGATGTTCTCTCCTCCACAGAAGAATCGACGGTACCTTGTCTTCATAGACGCAGCCGAGGGGATCAAAACCAGTGAATACACTTCGGACAATGCCATCATTCAGGTGGTTGATACGTTCCGAAGGGAGCAGGTCATGGAGTGGGGTTGGGTGTTTGATGAAGAGATGACAGCTCTTTATGCCGTGATGATTGGTAAGCTCTACAACATGGCACCTATTGCTTATGACCGAAAGAATCGTTGTGGGGCTCTGGTCGAAACTAACCTCAAAGACTCGGGGTACAGGAATCTCTTTTACGAACAGAAGATCACTAATCAACGAGTGAAGCGACAATTAGGTTTTGAGATCACAAGAGGTAACAAGCAAAACATCTGCGGTCAGTTGAAGCAAGACTTCAAGAATGGAGATTGTGCAATCCATGGCATTGAGCTATTGAAAGAGATGTTGTTCTTCATTGATGACAACGGAAAGCTGTCTGCCTCTTCTGGTCACACAGACGATAGAGTCATGTCGTTCGCCCCAGCCCTGAAGATCATTTCTGATACACCAGAATACCGTCAACCCAAGAAACGCGTGATCCCACGTGGGCCTATGGGAGCGACACCAGGATTTAACATGGTAGACGCTAGAACACGAAGACGTGAAGAAGCTGTAAAGAAGTACATGTAATCAAGGAGAAGTGTTGTGAATATTGCAGATCAAATGGACGTACCAGGAGGGGAGATGCCTCTTGCTCCCGAGGAGCCCAACGTTGTTGAAGAACCTACTACAGCTCCATCAAGGGATCTCAGTGAACTCATGTTTGAGGACTTCTTTCCTCCACTCGACTTGAGCAAGGAACAAGAAGAGGGTGTTGCTAGGTGGTTGATCCAAGATCTCACCTCCTGTGTCAAGCACGTCAATAAGATGAGGAACACATGGGCCATGTATCGTGCCATCTTCATGTTGGAGTACGTGGAGGTGTTCTACCCAGACATGGGGTTAGGGGCAGACTTTGCGTCTGGTGTTCTTTGTGAGAAGGTGTTGGAAGCTCTTGATCGGTTAAGACTTTCGATCTTTTCTCCTCGTCCCCTCTTCGTTGTTGATGACAAGGTGTCGAACACAGCAGACATCGAAACCATCCATCGGCTTGAGTGGTTCCTGCATACTGTGCTCACCCGAGATCTTGAGATCGAAGATGTGATTGGAATGGGTGGGTTGTTCGATTATGTCATGGACGGGTCACTGATCCTGGAAGCTGATCAGATGTATGAATCAGTTCCTCAGAAGACACTCAAGACTTATGCGTCTGCTGAAGCGTTGATGAGAGAGCGTGACAACATCATCAATCAGGCAGACTACGATGAGGCCATGGAAGATCTGATTGCAGGAGAGCCCACGGTGCGGGTATTGGTCGAAGAGAGTACACTCACAAAGAATGGTCTACAGTTCTTCATCGTTGACAAGCAAGACCACCTCATCCCTCCCAACGTGTTCGATGATCGTGACATCAAATTCCGTGGACGTAGGATGTATTTGACTGAAGCTGATATGCGTCTCATGGCCAAGGACGACAAATGGTATAGTCAAGCAAAAGTGGACAAGGTCCTGGAAACCCGTCAAGACAGCAGAGAACGCAAACGGGCAAAGGACAATGATGAAGAAGTTGTTGCTGAAGAAGTTAGCCAAGAGAGAGTTGAAGAACTCATCTACAATTGGAGAACTGAAGAAGACAAGTTGGCAGCAGACGAGAATCTCGTTCCGTACAAGAATACCTTCGCGGTCTATCAGGTTCTTTGCAAGTACGCATACAAGACTCCGAAAGACCCAAGAGGACTGTTGCCAAAATATTGCGTCTTCGACATAGAACCGGAGTCTCGTGAAATCCTTCGTGCTGTGACATACCCCCACTTCCACGAGAGACCCAACTACTTCCACTTCAAGTTGGGTCATGCTCCGAAGCAGTATTGGGGATTTGGGTTTGGTGCAAGGCTTGCCAATGAGGACAAACTAGAATCCAACGCAGTCAACCTCTATCTCAACTCAGCAGCTTTGTCCACGTATACCCCCTTCGTGTGCGTTCATCCTGACGAGGGAGGGAGGGTTCCATTTACAGATGGATTGGGTCCAGCGAAGGTGGGGTATGTGAGAGATCCTAATGAGTTCAAACCATTGGAGATACCACCTCCACCGGAAGCTCTCATACGGTCTCTTCTGCCTATTGTGGCAACGCGGTCAGAGAATCGAACATCCATCACATCCCTGACTCAGGGGAGGACGGAGTCTTCAGACCCCAGATCACCTGCGGCCAAGACTGCTATGTTGATCAGAGAGGCGAACATAGGAATCAATTCTATTATCAAGGATTGGAATAGAGCTTGGAACCCTCTCGCTAGATTCGTGTGGAACTCTGAATATGAGAAAGCTGTCTACGAAGGCAACGATACGATCAATGACAGGATTGTTTTCCCTGGTATGGGGAAGGATATTGAGGGAATAAATGAGGTGTCACGGGATGAGCTTGGTCTGGATATCTGGTGGCAATCTCAAGCTGCATCTGATTTCCTCAACTCTGAGATGCGTGAAGAGAACTTCCTGAAACACTTTCAATTCTTCGCTCCTCAGTTGCAGATGTTGGCTCAGATCAATCCTGAGATGTTCAAGAAGTATTTCCTTCGTTGGATGAATGCTGCGGGTCGTGAATTGGATATCAGAAACTTCAAGTACCTCATTCCTACAGAAGAGGAGATGGCTCAAATTCCTCCTGAACAGTTGATGTCAACAGCTAGTGCAATGTTTGGTCAGATGAAGGACGGACAGTCTCAAACAGAAGGCCCTAACATGCAAGTTGGAGGTGGATGATGCCAGTGTTGAAAGGGACAGAGCGAAGCCCCATTCCTGTAGAGAGTCCTAAGCACCACAAGCAAGTAAACGATGGTGCTAGGAAAACTCAGAGGGAATCCTATGAAAAGAGACTCAAAATATTTGAGGACTATCTTGTCACAGAAGAAGGCCAAGCTGCCTTGGCACTTGTTGATGCTGAACGGGCAGTCATAGATTATGAAATGATGTTGACCCCTCGTGAATTGAAGATGTCTGTCGATGAGGCACAGTACCACAAGGCTGTTTTGACTGGGGAAAGACGTGTATGGACACGTCTTTTGACGGAACCGGATCAATTGAAGAGTACATTGGCGTCACTCGAAGGGAAGGAGGATGAAGTAGAAACCAAGAGGGGTTGGGAGAGAATGCCTAAGATTATCCTTGACAAATTCAAATGAGGTAGTGTAATTTCACGATTAACGAATGGAGCGTCTACTCCATAAGCTTACTGCGGCATCAATGCAGTTAAAACACCAAGAGGAAACACCATGTCAGACAAACTCACTGACCGCGTAAAAGAGTTGTCAGAGAAGTTCAAAGGACTTGATTTAGGTTCTGAGACAATTCCTACTGACATTGAGAACTTGGACTTAGATCCGAGTGATGAAAATCAGAAGAAGGCAGGTCACGCATTCAAGAATGTGCGTGATTTCAGCCGGACGGCAATGTCGGTGATAGAAGTACAACAGGAAGAACTCCAAAAGCGACGTGAGGGAAAGTCACTCTCACCACAGCAGCCAACACCCCAAACAGGATCGGAAAGGGAATCTCAGTGGAATGCTCTGCATCAAAGTCTGCTTGTTCAGGCCATGCAGAACACTGGTATTTCAGATCCCGAGCATTGGGCAGTCCAGAAGGAAGCTGACGCTCTCTTCATGGAAAACCGTGATATGGCGAAAAGGATGGTGTCGGCAGAATCCGATGCCAAGACTGCCTTTGATACGGTGGCTGCTGACTTCGATCAGTTCGCTGAAGAAGATCTGACTTCGGTTCAGGAGGCTCTTGTTGGTGTGCCTATATTGGATCGGACACCTGATAGGATAAGGAAGGAGTTTCATGCTCATCGAGGTGCAAACTTCGAGAAGTTCGCAACTGCTTCTAAGCCTGGAGGGAATGGTAAGAAATCGTCCGATGCCGGTGCTGCTGCGGCTGCTGTGTCTTCAGTCAAAAGTAGGGGTGTTGCTCCAGGTGAAGGAACCCCCAAGAGTGGAGATGGTAGTTCTGTGAAACCTGCGACAGAGGAAGAGCGTAAGGAAATGAAGGGCTTGCCCTTGGATTCCAACACTCTACATGATGTCGCTATCTTTCGCAGAGCACAGAAAAAGAAAGCCAAGTACGAATCGACTTGAGGTGGGTTGGTCCCCTTTGAGTTTTTCGGTTCGTGCTTCTAAACAAGGAGAGTTAAACCGTGGAACTCATGCCTACTTACACGGACCCTAATTGCAGTGATGCAGATGGTCCAAATCGTATCATGCACGCGCCGTTCGCTGCTGGTACGATCTTCAGGCGTAGAGGCGGCAAGGCAGTAGACCTTCATCATCGCTATCAAGCGGCGACAGCCAATTCCTCGAATCTGGCTGGATTCGCTGAAGTGGAAGATGTTGGTGTCGCTGGTGGCAGGCCCGATTCTGTCGCTGATGGTGACATAATTCCTGTCAACGTCGCTCTGGAGAAAACGTGCGTATTCCCAACATCCGGTGGTGTCGTAGCAACCGAAGCCAATCGTGGCAAGGACTATGATATTTTCGTGGATGCAAACGGGGTGCAGTTCATCGACCTTAACGGTCAAACTAACCAAGTACTGCGTATTTCGCGGCTGTGGTCCAGAGACGGTCTTCATGTCTCTGTGGCAATTCCGCCTGATCTGCGGTACGGCAACCTGTAATCGGAGGGAGTGAATCATGTTACTGTCTACACAATTCCCCGAACTGTTTCGGGAAGAAATGTATGCGGTGAATCTTGCTCTCAACGACAACAGAGAGCTGGACAATCCGTTTGATAATATCCTTTCTCACAGGCCTATTGATGGCTTGTGGACGAAAGAGTATTCCGTAGTGCCGATAGGCGACTTGAGTGGGCGACTTGAGGCCAATCCTATTCCCGAGAAGAATCAGGTGATGGGTTATACCGCGTATGGTTCCCAGAGCATTGAAGCGTCGGGTAAGGTTGCAATCTCAAAAACACTGGAACAGCGTGGACGTGAGTTCCGTTCTGGTGATGGAGTCGATGAAGCTCGGTTCGCAGGGTATCTGGCTGACACCGTGGCAAGGGGATTCATCTCTCGGAAGAAGACCAAGTGGCATCAGCTTGCCGCAACAGTCTTCAACTTCGGGGGTATCCCAGCAGGCAATGTGTTCTTCAATCACAGGACCCGAACCAACGGTCTCAGTGACTTGCCGAATACGCCCCTGCAATACGATGGTGTTGCGTTGTTTGCACTTCCGGGTGCAGCGCATCCCGCGTATTCCAATGGTGCCTTGATTGGCCCGACAGCCCGCGCAGTTGGAACTTCGATAGACATGGGTGCGACTATCCCGGATACAGGTGGTTACTTCAATCGCTTTGATCTGGCTCCCTCGTACTGGGCACTGAAGCGTGTATGGACACACTTCTGCTTCAACATGGGATTCGATGAGAACAACGTGCGGTACTTCCAGAAGCCTGATACGCTTTTGGTGTCGAGCTACAACAGGCCTCGATGGGATGAGCTTCTGAAGTCTCGTTTCATTGAGCCTCGTGGCGTCGGTGGATCATCGTTCTCTACGAACAGGGAAAACATATTCGTGAACGTGGAAGGGTATGATGTCGAGTTGGTCGATAGCCCATTCCTGACAGCGAATACGTGGTTCCTCGGTAAGCGGAAAGGTGGAGGCATCTCTCTACTCGATCCCGCTACCAAGGAAGATCCTTGGGCGTACTACCGCGATGAGGACAACCGTTCGTACTTTATCTCCTACGAGGAGCAGTGGGGATTCCTGATTCGTAATTGGAGAAACTGGGTTGCTGGGGCTGTGTCACAAAATGGCACAACGCCTCCAGCTTTCGCCGGTATCACCGAAGAGAATTGGGACACCGTTCCAGCAGGAGTGTGATCTCCGTCCTACCTCAAGGGGAGCGGGGGCTTTCATGCCCCCCTCCCTTCCCATAAGGAGATTACATGTCCAACAGGAACAATACTGAGATAGAAGCACTTTCACTCGATTGTCGTAATGTGGCCTACCGTGCTGGAGGTCGCTCTCTCACTGATCTTGGTGTCACGATTCCCCCAGGCATCAAGAACATCACTCTAACCAACGTGGGATCGTGGACCCTCTTCATTGGTGTCGATGTCGCTGATAATCATAGCTTTCGTCTGCCCTCAAATTCGTGGACCACATTTCGGTTGAGACGTACCATGGCTGAAAGACTGAGGTTCTATGCTCGCATCATGCAATCATCCAACATGAACATTAAACAAGAAGGGGATTGATGGACGGAACCGGCATAGCAGGAATCACTACACGCACCACTCCTGTGGTGGACGGGAACAATCTCGTTTGGGATGGAACCACTGGGAGGTACGCCAGGGATGGCGGGGCTATGTTGTTCCCGGACGATCCCA